GATGTAAATCAATTCTTACAAAATTCAATCAGTTTTCCCTCAAATCCTTTAATAGGATTGATCACAACTCCAAGAACATCATTCATTAGGAAACTGTATGATTTGCTAAGTCAGGCATGGGAGATAAGAACATCATCTCCCACAACTGCGTAATTACCTTGGTCTTTCTGCAGAGGGCCCATTAAAGCCACTCTGGAAGCAGCATACATCAAAACATGATTAGTTAAAGCTAACATAGCGAATGAAGAATAAGCTCCCATTGGCTGACCCACGTTATATTTATAAGGAGAACCATCAAAATAATATTGACGGTTCAAAATATTCTTTCATAAATTTCCACCTAAACCCAAAGCTTCTAGGATATCTGCCTGTAAAGAAACAGGAAGACGATCCGTAGCGGCTGAAAGGTCAAGTGAGAAATAATGATCTGATATTTTATTTTCCAAAATAAACTTAACGGGGGCTAATTGATCACGAGTCCCGTCTTCTTTTAAAGAATCCAGGAACTCATAAATCAAATCATGTAATGGTTTAAATAATCATTGTGTTCAAACATCGGTAATCCCTATAATTCTTGTCTTACCCCTTAATTCTTTAATAAGACTCAATCGACCTAAATATAGATCGATTGGTCAAAGAATAAAAGGTAGGAACAAGACACTTAAACCTATAAATAGGAAAGTGTATAGGAAATATCTATGTTTAACACTATATTTAACCATTGACAGCCATATGGAAGGTTTTCTACATATCGCTAGTAAGTCTAAACCAACCGAAAGGAATGCAAAAGAGGCATTAACACCTGCCTTATTACTTCAGAAAAACTCAGGTTTCTTCAATCCTTTTTTAAAGAAATTGAGGGCACCTAAGTCACTAAGAGCCGTTAAGATCAGATCCTTATCAAGGGACTCTGACATACCTATAAAAGGTGATGTTAAAGTTCCAAAATTCGGAACATGATTCTTAAGGCCCATAGCTCTGAAAATAAAAAGGACAGATATAATACCCCTATGCATTGGGGTAGGATCTAAACCATTCTCCAGTCGAGTTTTTAACTCGCTGAGTGAATAATAGAGGTCCAACCCTAATATCTTCGGGATCCCGTTTTTATAACGGGACACTCATATCTTGTTGTTTGCTACTCTAACCCCAGATATAGAATTACCTAATAATCTTGAAGCTTCAGACAAGTACTGGATTACGAATAATACCCCAGATTTATTTCAAAGGGTAATTATACGCTGTCCAAGACTTAAAAGTCTAGAAGTTTCTTTATTAGTTAATTGGAGTAAAATAGCAATCATCCTAATGTATCTATTAACCTCTTTTAAACTTAATGGTAATAATTCAATATTAACATTAGTTTTTATGTTAGTTAGTCTTCGCCTCTCAATCCATAGGAATAAATTCCAAACGGAAAGAGAAGTTAGGATAAACATAACATAAGGAAGATAATCCGATACAAAAGATGAATTTGCAAAGGTTAGTAAATTATTAAATATGTAGTTAGCTTTATGTTAATT